AATGGTGGAGATTTAAGCGCAGGAAGACAATTAGGATCAGGTGCAGGCACTCAAACAGCAGGTCTTATTTTTGCTGGGGATGCTAATCCAGGAATTTTAAAAACAGTAGAAGAATATAATGGAACTGCATGGACTGCAGTAAATGCTCATGCTGTTCAAAGAAAAGAAGCAGCAGGCTATGGACTTCAAACTGCTGCAGTTTTAGCAGCAGGAACAACAGGTAGCCTTGTTACAACAGTAGAAAATTATGATGGGACAAATTGGACAACAGGGACAGCTGTAGCAACTGCAAGATCTGGTGTGGCTGGTATGGGTACTTCAGTATTAGGATTAATAGCAGGGGGAAATACAGGATCAGTTTCAAATGCAACAGAAGAATTTACAGAAGCAGTAACAACAAGGACTGCAGATTTATCATGACAACTTATAAAGCTTTACATGGAAAAAAAGTTAAATATCTTTCAAGTGATCCCCCTGCTTCAGTAGGTGAAGGTCAGGTCTGGTACAATTCTGCTGAAACAGAATATAAAACTTCTGTTTTAGTTGCGGCATGGACTAGCGGTGGTAATATGGGTACAGCTAGAGGTACAATGGGAAGAGCAGGAACACAAACTGCAGCACTTTCTGCCGGTGGAGGTAACCCTGGTAAAATAGCTTTTTCAGAAGAATATAATGGATCTGCTTGGGCTGAACAAAATGATATGAATAGACCAAGGTCTTATACAGCAGGTTTTGGAGTACAAACAGCAGCTGTGGTAGTTGGAGGATTTGTTCCCCCTGCTCAAGCAACTAGTGAAGAATATGATGGCACAAGTTTTACTGAAGGAAATGATTTAGGAACTGCTAGATATGCTTTATCAGCTAGTGGAACACTTACAGCTGGATTAGTTTTTGGAGGTACAGCGGATGGTTTTGTAGCCCATACAGAAGAGTATGATGGTACAAGTTATTCTGAACAAAATAATTTATCAGCAACTAAAGCGTATATGTCAGGATTTGGAACTCAAACAGCTTCACTTGCTATAAGTGGACAACTAAGTAATAATACAGTTCCTGTTAATGTTGAACTTTATGATGGAACAAGTTGGACAGAAACAGCTAATTTAAGTACATCACGAGGAGGCCATGCAGGTGCAGCAGGGACAACGGCTTCAGGAATGGTTTTTGGTGGATTGGCTAATAACAGAGGAGGACAAGGTGCTCCAGCCTCAGCTTTAGTTGAAGCATGGGATGGTACATCTTGGACAGAAACAGCTAATTTAGCTACAGCAAGATTTATAGTAGGAGGTGCTGGAACTAGTGCAACTTCTGTTCTTGCTTTTGGAGGTAGAACTGCTCCTCCAGTACCTTCTTTTACAAATGTAACAGAAGAATTTAGCGAAGCAGCCGTAATAAAAACAATAACAGATAGTTGATTTAATTAGATATAAAATGTATAAAATACAAGGAGAATTATTATGGGAATATTTATATACGGGGTAGCAGCAAACACTGGTAAAAATTTTTTTACTCATGAAAATAGAAGAGATTTTTATTTAGGAGGTTACACAGGTCATGATGGATCTGATTATGTAGATCTTTGGGTTATAGGTGCTAATCAAGCAGGTGCACTATGGTTAGTTGAAAAATCTGGTACAGAAAAAACTAAAACACAAGCACAAGCATTACTTAAAGCAGCAGATGATCTTGGAAGAACAGAATGGGATAATAACAATGTTGATGGTGAATCATCTGATGAAAAAATTACAAGACTTGGTGTAAAACCTCCTTTTAGAACAATCCCTTAAATAAATTTAAATGTCTACTTATCAAACATTAAAAGGTTTAAAAGTAAAATTTCTTGGAGCAGATACATCTGGAGACAGGATTAAAAAAGGTGAAATTTTTTATAACTCTGTCGCTGAAGGAAAAGTTAAAGTTTTTGTAGGAGTTGCTGCATGGGCGAGTGGTGGTAACATGAATAGAGGAAGTAGATTTGGTGGTGGTCTTGGTACACAAACAGCTATGGCTAAATTTTCTGGTACTGGTCATGAAAAAGAAACTGAAGAATATAATGGTTCATCATGGACTAATGTAAATGATATGAATACTAATCATTTTCTTTGTGCTTCATTTGGAACATTAACAGCAGGAGTAGCAGCAGGAGGACATAAATCTCCAACTCCTCGTGCTATAGTTGATACAGAAGAATATGATGGAACTAATTGGTCTAACGGAGAAGATATGCCTGCTGGTAGACAAGGTCCACAAGGTACAGGAACATTAACCGCTGGAATTATTATGGGTGGACTTTTAGATCCGCCAAATTCATCAATTGCTGGAAGTTTTGAATATGATGGAACAGATTGGACAGCAGGTGGAAATATGAATACTGCTAGAACTGGAAATAATTCTGCAGGTGGAACACAAACTGCCGCATGGATTATTGGCGGACCAAAATCAGGAGTAAATTCAGAAGAATATAATGGGACATCATGGACAGAAGGAAATAATATAGGAACTGCTAGATACGCTTGTGCTGGATGTGGTCCTCAAATAAATGCTCAACTTGCTGGTGGAACAAATGATAATCAAACAGCTACTACTAATAAAACAGAATTTTATGACGGAACAACTTGGACTGAAGGTGCAAATATAGGAACTGCAAGATATGGTATTCACAACAGTCCAGCTGGAACAGGTAGTTTATCAGCTATAGCTGGTGGAGGTCCAGGTTCTAAAAATAATACAGAAGAATTTTCAATTTCAGATACACTAAGAGCAATTGACTTTGATTAATTAATCGTTATATTGTTTTTAAATGAAAGGACTAAATAATGACTATTGAAAAAAGAAATATAAAAGAACTTATTGAAAAAGAAGCTCCCAATCTTAATAACATATTAGAACCAGAAGACGTATCAACTTTTAAAGCAATGACGGAGGAACTTCGTGATACGTGGACAAAGAAACAAATGTTTAGAACAGAAACAGAAATGTCTTTTTCTGTATTAAATGATGCAAAGTATCCAACTAAAGCTGCTAAATATTGGCAATGTGTTAGAGAACAAAATGTATTTTTAGAAAATTTAATGTCTTTATCTTTTGATTTTAGAAGAACAGAAGTAAAAATTAAAAGACTACAAGAAAAATTAGATAAAGAAGAAAACAAATTAAAAAAAGAATTACTACAAATTGATATAGATGAAAAAGTATATGGTAAAGCATCTATGCAATTAGTCGCTCGTGATAGAATGAGAGAAATTAAACTGTGGTCTAAATTTAAAAAACAATTTGATGATGGTTCTTTTGATACAAAAAATGTTAACACTCACCAATTAAATTCTTATCATTTAACAATGAAAAATAAAGCAGAGACCTTAACTCAAGGATCTTCGCAACCAGAAGTGTTTAATGTATTAGGTCAATTACAATCTATTGAAAGAATAAAAAAAGAAAATGGACAGATTGAAACAACTAAAAAACCAGTATTGCCAGGACTTACTTCAAAAGGATAAACGTTTATTTTTTTTAGTTGCAATGCCAAGGTCGGGTAATACCTTGTTTGCATCTATCATGAATCAAAACCCTAGTGTTGCATGCACCGGTAATTCTATTACGTTAGAGATTATTAAAGATTTACATTTGTTAAAAAAAACAGATGTGTTTCAAAATTATTCAGACTATAAATCTTTAGACAATGTGCTTAATGCAGTCTATGACAATTACTACAAAAATTGGCCCCAACAATACATTATTGATCGTGGACCTGTAATGACTGCAGGTAATTTTGAGTTAATAAAAAAACATTATAAACTTCCTTTTAAATGTATTGTTCTTGTTAGAAATTTAATAGATGTATTAGCTTCATATATAAAATGGTTTGAAACTGAACCTACTGCATTTCCCAATAGATTTGCTAATACTATTGAAGATAAATTAACTCTGGTTATGAATAATAAAGGAGCGGTTGCAAAACAATTAGAAGCAATTAAAAATGCCTACAATTATCCTGACATTTGTAAATTTATTAAATATGATAATTTAGTATCTAACCCTGAACAATGTATTAATGAGGTGTATAAATTTTTAGACATACCCTACTTTCAACATCAATTTACAAACTTGCAACAAATAAAAATTAATGGTATATCCTATGACGACACCATAGTTGGAAACAATATGCATAAAATTAAAACAGAGATAAAGAAAGAATATAATCCTTACATAGAAAAAATACCACAACGCATAAAAGAAAAATATGGACACATCAGATTTTAGTTTTATATTTTTAGGACAATCTGTATTAAAATATCAAGTGCCACTTGATATGTATACCGTTATAAATAATATATATGAAGAACGTAGACATGAGTTATATCCTGCTAACAAACAACTTGTAGGCAAAATAGAAAATGAACATTCTTTGTTTTTTGCTGGTGCACCTAATAATAAAATGCAACCCCATAGACATTTACCAGATGATGTTATGCAATGGTTTAAACAAAAATTTGAACATTATTTAAATTGGAATAATATAAGGGGATACAAAATGCATTTAAATTCTTGTTGGATTAATGAAATGAAAGAACATGAATATAATCCAGTGCACGTTCATCAAGGAACTTTATACACAGGTCTATCATCAGTTATGATATTAAAATTACCACAACAAACAGGTGTTGAGTATTCTGCACAAGATAACCCTATAAATGGTAGACTACAAATAATTGGAAATTCATCAGGTCAATTTTGTAATTCAGATTATTCTCCTAATACACAAGAAAGAGATTTTTATATTTTCCCGTACGATGTAAGGCATGGAGTTTATCCTTTTAATGGACCAGAAAAAAGAAGAACTCTATCTTTTAATTGTGATGTAGAGTATGACCCAATAAAAAATAGGACAACACAATGATAATAACAGAACCTAAATGGAAAAGTTGGGTAGTTGAAACTAAACAACCTTTATTTACACCCGAACAATGTCAAAAAATTATAGACGCAGGGCGTAGACAAAAACCACAACAAGCACAAGTTGGAATGAATAGACCCGAGGGGGGTGTTGATACTAAAAAAAGAACAACAACTATTTCTTGGATACCTTTTAAAGAAATGCAGCCTATGTATAAAGAGATTAATAATTTTATACAAAAAGCAAATAAAAATCATTTTGGATTTGGTGACATACAAATTACAGAACAAGCACAATTTACAGAATATCCAGAAGGAGGTTTTTATGATTGGCACATGGACACAGATGTTAATATGCAACACGAACCTCCAGTTAGAAAAATATCCATGACATTATTACTGTCCCCAGAAAATCAATTTGAAGGTGGAGATCTAGAACTTATGTCTCCAGGTAAAAAAGTAAACCTTAAACAAGGTCATGCAATAACATTTGCATCATTTTTAAATCATAGAGTTGCACCCGTAACTCGTGGTGTTAGACAATCGCTTGTTATGTGGTTTGGGGGAGAACCGTTTAAATGATTATTGAAAAATTTTTTCCAACAATAGTGTATGGTAAAGACGTGCAATTAGATAATAAACAATTATCAGAAGATATAACTAATTGGTCTAATAAAGATAAAGGTGTTAATAAAACAAATTATAAAGGTTGGCACTCAACAACAGATATGGGAGAAAAACCAGAGTATCAATTTTTGCTTACAGAATTAATGAAAATGCAACAAGAAGTATATGAAAAAGAACATTTAGATAGGCAACCTAAATTAGGTAATATGTGGGCAAATATAAATCCACCCGGAGGTATGAACCAACCACACATACACCCCAATGCTTTATTTAGTGGTGTATATTATGTTAAGTCAAACCCTAAAGCAGGTCGACTTAAAATATATGATCCAAGACCAGGGGCACAAATTAATATGCCTACAAGAAAATCTGGTGATCCAGGTAGAGATCTATGGAGAGATGCAAACATTGAACCAATACCAGGTAGAATTATTATGTTTCCTGCATGGCTGTGGCACAGTGTTGAACCAAATCAATCTAATAGTACAAGAATATCAGTGAGTTTTAATTTTATACAAGATGGCTTTTAATAAATATCAAATAATCAAAAGTGCAGTTGACTATGAGTTAACTAATTTTATATATAATTATTTTCTTCTTAAAAGAGATGCGGTTAAATTCATGTATGATAATAACATACTTTATGACATAGGTTTGCATGGCACATGGAAAGATAAACAGGTTCCCAATACTTATTCATGTTATTCAGATCATGTAATGGAAACACTATTAATGAAAGTATTACCAGTTATGCAACAAGAAACAGGTCTTCAGCTAATACCTACATACTCATATGCTAGAATATATAAAAATGGAGACATATTACATAAACACAAAGATAGACCTAGTTGTGAAATATCTACAACCATTCATTTAGGTGGAGATCCTTGGTCTATATTTGTAGAAGGCACAGAAGTCTTGCTTGATGTAGGGGATATGTTAGTATATAGTGGTTGCGAGTTAGAACATTGGAGAGAACCCTTTGAAGGAAACACTTGCGCTCAAGTATTTCTTCATTATAACCATGTAAATGGTCCTTTTGCTAAAGAAAATAGGTTTGACAAAAGGCCGATGTTAGGTATTCCTAAATAAGGAATATATAATATAATGGAGTTCTATGTTACAAAAAGTTAGATTTCAACCAGGGTTTAATAAACAAGTTACATCAACGGGTGGCGAGAGTCAGTGGGTTAATGGTGACAATGTTAGGTTTAGATATGGTTTACCAGAAAAAATAGGCGGTTGGGCTCAATTAGGTTCGGTTGACATTACAGGACGTAACACAGCTCTACATCATTTTGTAAACGCTAGTGGTATTAAATACGCCGCTCTTGGAACAAATAGAATATTGTACGCATACTCTGGTGGTATTTTTTATGACATACACCCAATTAAATCTACAACAACTTTAACATCTGCATTTTCTACAACTAACGGATCAGCAACTGTAACATTAACTTTTTCATCAGCACACAATGCAAACAAAGGTGATATTATTTTATTAGATAACTTTACATCTATAACAAATTCTAATTTTAACTCAGCTAATTTTGAAGACAACAAATTTCAAGTTACAAGTGTACCAACAACTACTACATTAACTGTAACAATGGCATCTAATGAATCAGGATCAGGTGCAAGTACATCTGGAGGTATTAGAGTAAAACTTTATTATTCAGTTGGACCAGCAGTAGAAGTTGCATCTACAGGTTGGGGCCTTGGATCATGGGGCGGTGTACAACAAGGACAATTTACATCAACACTTGCATCAGGGATTAATACATCAGTTACAAGTTTAACTATGGCAAGCTCATCTTCCTTTGCATCATCCGGAACAGTACAGATTGGTTCTGAATTAATTACCTACACTGGAAACAGTAGTAATACTTTATCAGGTTTAACTAGAGGAGCTTTAGGTACAACAGCAGCTTCACATTCTAATGGTGCAACAGTAACAGACGCATCAGGGTTTTTTGCATGGAATGCTGCAGCTTCTGGAGATATTGTAACAGCACCTGGACTATGGTCATTAGATAATTTTGGTAATAAACTTATTGCAACTATATCTGGTGGAGAAACATTTGAATGGGATTCTGATCCTATAACAGCAAACAATACAAGAGC